GCCGTGCAGTCGTTCGGCATTCTGTTTAGCACGTAAGTTTTTACGCCTGGTAGGCAACGTTTTGGGCATTTCATCCACACGACCCAATGGGAGCTTAATTTAGGCCCCGGCGGCACAACCCAGGTCCTCAAGTGGGAGGTCCGAATAGGTTATGGCGCCTGAAAGGTCAACGCAAGGCTCGTCCCTAGTCCTCACGTAAGTTTGCTTATAGTCCGCCAAATCATAATGGCGGTCGTAGAGTCCAACCAACACAGGGTCGGAGAACATCTCTTCGGGGCTCAAGGCTTCGAGCCGCATCTGTTCGCCAGGGCTGATACCATACAGCCGGGCGAAAAGGTTTCGGACATTAATTGTCGGTCCGGTAGTAAAGGCCGTCATGGTCTCGGCCTTATATTGCTGTGTCCAGGTCTGGAGGTCCTTATAGTACACCCCATTTGGAAATATGGGTTTTGCCTCCCCGCAGCGCTGCAAGCACTGGTGGGCCAGGGAGGCAATGATTGGACATTGTGGGTACTGATACAGCATCGACAGCGCTTTGGACTTCAATAGCCCCGCCGCATTGCGTTCTGCCCTTGCAAGTGGACTGTGGCTCCAGCCAAAATTCACCAGTGTTTTCACTGGGTCTACGACCATGATGTCGTCGTCGGAGCAGATCATTCCGCAAAATGATGCAAGGCGGAAGTCGCTCACCTCATCAATCTTAATTGTGAAGTTGAGCCCGTCAAACCACGACGACTCGACCCGCTTATTGGTTGAAAACAAGCAGTCGTCTCCCTCAAAGACGCCGGAAAATGCGACCCTGTGTTTGATACAGACATAAGACAGCAATGCCCAGTTGGAGAATCCGTTTCCCAAACTGGTGCACATATCGCCGCTCATGCGCGTCGCCCTTGTCCTTAGTGTGAATTCGCGAAATTCACATGTGTTTACACCGGCCAAGTGTTTCTTCACGCACGCCAGTATGTGCGGATAATTTTGCATCATCTTATCATACAAGAGGAACTCCAATGCCTCCATTATGCACTTCACGAAACTTCCCTCGAACGACGTGTAATCCGTTACATAGTAGTAACCCAAATCACCCAACTTCCTCCGAATGTAATCCACTCTCAAATGGTACGGTACGTGCTTTATGAAGTTGGGGTGAGCAAACACGACCTTCTCTACCTCCTTGAAG